GATTTCCTAACTCTGCCTGGGAGCGGTACGGCCTCTCCCGTTATCAGGAGTCGACCGTACCGTTCTCCCAGGCAGTTTATGGCGTTAGGATGCAACGCTACGTTCGTTTATGATGCATCGCCGGTCGAGTCGACCGTGAACGTCACGCCCGCAATACCGGAGAACACCTGAAGGGCTGCAACCGCAGCCGCCAAGGGTCCCGATTCCACGGTCGCAGCGAGAGCTACGCTGATCGAGTCGCCCGATTGGGCGCTGATCTTAGTCGAGCCTGAGCCCGACTGTTTCAATGACATCGTTACAGCCATGTCTGCTCCCTAGTAGACGGCATAAGTGCCGAAGATGCCGCCGTCAACGAGTGTGCCGGCAGTAACGGTGAAGCAGACAGCCGTCTTAGCTGCCGCGATGAGCGGAGGAAGATTGACCGTGACCAGGCCCGACGCGCCGAGAGCCACCGCGAAAATGATGGTCGTGCTCGATGCACAGTTGGAGCCAGTTCCGGTTTCGATCTCCAGGGTTCCGCCCGTGGCCGACTCAACGCCATACGCAAACCCTGCTGGGATGCGAATGGAGCCTGCGGTCGGAGCAGCGATCACCTGGGTCAGAGTCTTAGTCGCACCCGCGTCGTAGGCGAACGGAGTGTCGCCAATCGTCGGGGCGCAACCAACGGCATATCCAGCCGTGACGGCGGTGCAGAGTCCCGACGCGGGGACCTGGCCGCTGTCCTTGTAAACCTGCGCCGAGGCCGGCGCGAACGAAATCAGTGCGAACGCAGTAAAGAGCGCCGCAGCGAGAAAACGCTTCATGGTGTTTCCTTAATACCAGAAGGGTTAAGAGAATCGAGGGGGCGAGGACAGCCGAAGCCATCCCCGCCGTCTTGCCTCGCTACGGGTTAGGCAACCGCGCTCTGCACGTTCTCGATGATATAGGCGTGCTTCGCAACCGAATGCTCTTGCGCATAGACCGCGTTGATGAGCCGCTTGAGGCTCGTATCGGTCTTGGCGAGAGGATTGGCACCGAACGGAATGAGGTCCGCGATCTTGATCTGAGCCTTGCGGTACGCGATGACCGCGCACTGCGAGATCGAGGTGTTGTAGGCCGAGGACAGGTACGGCTCAACCTCAACCTTGAGGGCTTGGAAGCCGTCGTTGTACCATCCGACCTGATGCCCACCGACCAGACCCGCGTTGTCGCCCGAAGCCTGCACGACGATCGGTCGGCCTGCGCCATTAGCGACGAACGAGTTGAGGTCGGGAACGAGCTCGGGCGGAATCAAGAGCGTGTCCGGGCCGATGGCTGGGAACGTCTTGCCGCGACCGCGAGCGCCGTCCTTGAGGAACTGCTCCGCGAAGTTGACCGGCGTGGTCGTGGTGCCACCCGAGGTGACTTTGAATCCGCCGGCATCAACCCACTTGAACAGGCCGTCGCTTTCGCCGCCTTCCATCGTGGCAACGGTGGAATCGCCCGAAATCATCATCCATTCCATCTGGTTCATCACTTCGACGGCGACGAGTGCAGCAGCGAAATCCATCGCATCCTGAATCAGACGCTCCATCTCGCCCGTGGCGAGTTGAATCGAACCGCCGCCATTGAAAGCGGCCATTTCGTTGTCCGACACCTGGGCCAGACGGCCCGTGTTGCAGGTGACGTTGGTCTTGCGGGCCGGGGTCTTTTGTGCCGCGTTGGGCAGACCCGATTCCGCGTAGGTCGCGCCGCCACCGGCGACGTTGGTACGGCCAGCCGTGTTGAGCCCGATTTCACGCCACTGGTGCGTGGTGTTCGTCGCTTTAACGTGCTGGGCGCTCGAGACGACCGGGCGTTGCGGGCCATCGGTCAGATAGAGCGTGTTGGTTAAGTCCTCGCGGTTGGCGTTGGCTCCGACAACCGTATCAAGGACGGCTTTAGAGGTGAACTCCATGTTCTAATCCCCATCCGGGGAATTGCAGAAACGCATGGGCGCTCTTGCGTACTTGTTTGCGGTTGTGGTTACTCGCGCCCCTGCGCGGAAATGATCGAGCCCGAGTTCGCGGCTTTGACCGCACGCGCCAGGCTGTCGGCACCCTTGAACTTCATCTCGTCGCTGCCGCTCTTGCCCGAAGGCTTGCGAGCGTCGTCGTTGACGATCTTCTCGGCGTCGGCTTGAGCCTTCTCGGCATCTTCCTTCGCCTTCGCAGCGGTAGCAGCGTCGGCTTGAGCCTTCTCGGCGTCGGCCTTCGCGGTTGCGGCATCGGCCACGGCCTTCTCGGCCTCAGCTTTGGCGTCGTTGAGTTCCTTGGTGTGCTTCTCGTCACGCTCTGCAAGCGCGGCTTTCACGGACTCTACAACGAGAGCCGCAACTTCTTCCTTGTTCATTTCTACGTCCTCTGTGGAAGTGGCCGGTGCGGCCTTATCGTTGGCTACGTCCGCTCCTATCCGCTTCATCGCGGCGCGGATTTTGTCCTTAACGGCACTGAGTTCTTCCGGGGAATACTCTGCCGCATTCTTTTCCTGGTTGATGTACGACCAAGCCGCACGAATGCGCTCCTCGTCATCCTTGCCTCCGTTTTTCAACGGATACTTTTTATTCTTCTCGTCGGCGTAACCAGCGTCGTCTTGCGAGCCGTACTTGCCGGCCTTGTCGGCGTCGTCAGCGTCGGGCTCTGCATCATCTGCCTGCGCGGGCTGTAGGGCATCAGCGTGCTCCTTGACGGCGGCGAGGGCTTTGCCTAACTTGTCGTGAACCTTCGCGGCCTTGTCGGCTGCGGCGTTGATCGCGTCGAGATGACCCTGGTCGGCTGCGCTATGGCGTTTGCCGGCCTTACCCGTGTTGCGAATCGCATCGAGCTCGGCCAGGAACGAATCTATCACCGAGGCAGAAGCCTTCTCTGCGTGCTCAGACCCGATCGCTCCGTTGAGATCAACGGTCGCCTTGACGATAGCCTTGGCGATTGCGTCGTATTCTTTCTCGGCTTCAGTGCCAAGTACCCACGACTTCACCTTCTCGATGAGGTTCGTGGCCCAGGCTTTGTGCTGCGCTTCGGTGTCTACCGGAGTGGCCTTGGTGCCGAGAACGAGGGCTTCCTCATTACGGGGTCCCCATTCTGTGCCCTTGAAATCTCTGAACACCAGCGACAGTTCTTTGATCGCTGCATCTGTCAGCTTTGTTGCCATGTGGAACTCCCGCTGGAATCCTTATGAGTTAGGCCAAGACCTTGTTGACGTCTGCGCCCCAGCTAAATCCAGCCACCGCTCCGTCCTTAGCCGCTTTGACGATACTCGGGTCCGTGGGCTTGACGCCAACGAACCAATGCGATGCCTTCGTAACGTCCAATCCTATGCCGACAACCTTCATGCCGTTGACCAGCCTCTCGCCGGCCTTGAGTTCACGCACGCCTTTGCCATCTTCGATGATCGGGGTGCCAACCCACGACTCCACCAGTTGCGCGTCGAGCGCGTCTTGGTGATTGGCCTTGAACTGACGACTAGGAGAAGCGCAGAAGTCGAACGCCATCTTGATGAGGTCGCCCTTCTCCAGGAACTCCCCATCGAGATCAAGGTGTTCGGGGCTTCCAGCTGCACCACCGATGCCGACGATTACGCCGAACTCGTCCACGCCGATTGCCTTGAACGAAGCGGCCTTCGCCTTCTCGCCTTCAGGTTGTTCGACGGTTTCGGGTTGGGGTTGGGCGGCTTCACGGATGGAGCGGAGGGCGGTGACTACCGCATCGGTTACCGATGCAACTCTTTGTTCCGGCATACTTGCTCCTATCCGATAATGGATTGACGGCCCGTGTTGGCTGTCATCAAATCTTCGACCGCAGTTTTGCCCGTCTGAAGGTCTAGCTTGCGGCTCTTGAATGTGTAGCGATCTTCGTTCGGTGAGCAAACGCAATGATACCGGAGAACATCTGAGGCGATGACGTTGACCCTGCCGCACCCGTTACACAGGATTGGGACGTTGCGAACGTCGTCAACCTCCTGCATCCCATTGGCAACGATCTCCCGCACCTTGGCCCAGAGTAGCCTATTGGCTTGCTCGAGCGTGATGAGGTGCAGACCAAGTTGGCGGATGAGGCCGCGCTGGTATTCTTCTAGCTCCTCTTTCGCTTTGTCGTAGAGCGCAAAGGCCACTACTTACGGACCTGCCCGATGGCGATGCCTCGCGGGGTACGAAGATTAACGGCCTTGAGAAGGTTCTCGTTTTCCAACTGCTTGACGAAGTTCCATACCGTATGCTGCGGGCCGGTGTCGTGAAACGCCACCAACGCACCAGGGACGAAGAATTCGTAGAACAAACGGAACTCCGCAGCCCGCTGATTGGGGTCGGAGTCGAAGAACGCAAAACCCACGTTGTATTCGGGGCAATGCCACTCGGCTGCGATCGTGTGAACGACCTCTACCGGCAACCCTTCAACCCGCTTGCGTGCGATCTCTACCCGTTGAACTTCGCACTCCAGGGAGTAGAGTTTGCCGTGCCCGTTGGCCTTGAGGGCTTGGCCGATGTAGGCCGAACCGTACCCAAAGGCAGACCCGGTTTCGATTACGGTGTCTGGTTGCAATCCCCGGACTAATCCGGCGATCATCTCCAGCACTTCGAACTCGGTCGACTCGCAGTCCGCTGCGTGCCAATGCTCCGTTGTCGGGCAGAAGTCGCGGCGTCCGGTGAACGTGGATTCCTGGGGAAACTTGTAGTAAGTCGGATAGGCGACGGCGGGCGTCTTTGATTGGTTCAAGTTAGCGAGCGAACAGCTTTCCAGCGCACACCGCGCCGACAGTCCAGCAGAATCCGGCGACGAAAGCCGTGAGGGCTACGAGGCCGAAGAAATAAAAAGAGTAGGCCATGTTATCCGCCTCCATTCAGTGCTGAGTCGAGAGCCATAATGAGTCCGTAGACAATGGCGCAAGCCGCACCAAGTCCAAGGACAACTGCCGCGATACACATCGCAACATCCCGAAGATGCATTCTCATCCTAGTGGGGGCTGGATGAGGTAGGCCCCAACATCTATCGCGCTATACAGCAGCGTGCCGCTACCGTTGAAAACCTTGAGCTGGGCGTCCACTAAGCCGGCAATACCCTTGAACTCACCGCCGACCGTCGTATAGTTGGCGGTCAAACCACCGGACTGAACGACAAGCGTCAACGGCACAGTGACGGGGTTGCCGGAATACTGATCTGACTTCAGGTAGGCGATGGCGGTGAATCCGGTCATCACGAAGGTCCCAGATGAGAACGGGATGACCAAGCCTTGCGAGTTCTGGGGAAGAACGACTGCCATCTATCCTCCTCAGACCGTAACAGCGAGTTGAGAAATCACCGGAAGCGATAATGCCGTTGGCGTAACCACCGGAAGCGAGATCGCTGGGTTCGTAATCACCGGAAGGCTCAGGCCAGGGTTTGTCACCATTGGTAGATCAAGCGCCCCAAGAGACTCTATCGCAAGCCGTTGTACATCGCTTTGCGAGAGAATCTGGAGCGTCACCGTGGCAGTGGTTATCGGCTTGAATGCATTGCCTATAACGGTCGCAGCCGCAGCCACAATCCCGAACAAGGCCCTTGATATAAGCCGAGCAATCGAGCCTATCGGCCCAACCGAACCCACAAGCCGTGCGCTTATCGCTCGCACCGCAGCGCCCGACCCTGAGATCGAGGCCACGATTTGCTTGCCTATCGCCCTACTCGCTTTGCCAGCCGGAGCCAGAGAAGCCGAGAGATTGACGATTCGCGCATGAATCGTGCTCGCCGCGCCGGCCAAAGCCGTTGAGGCAACGAGGATTACCGCTGTTGTGCGGTTGGCGACACCCTGGAACGCAGCTGAGCCCGTGAGCTTTGCCACAATGCCGCGAACGGCAGTCCCGGTGGGTGATTCCGAGCCAACCATCTGGGCGACGATTGACCTTACGGCGCTACCCGTTGGGGCGATCGAGGCTGTGAGCGACTTTGAGAAGGTTGAACCACCCGAAAGAACGCCGTTCACGACGCCTTGCAGCGTTATCGAACCAGCAGTTATAGCCGAGATCAGTCGGGTCGCCACTGCGCTTGACGTTATCGAGCCGATCAACTGAGCGACTACCGCCCGCAGGGCTGCGCCAGATGATGTGATCGAAGCCGTGAGTTTGGCAGCGATGGAGCGCAGGGCCGTAGCCGAGGCCGTCACCGATGCCACAAGAGGGGCTGTGATTGTCCGCACAGCCACGCCCGCAGGCGTAACTGAAGCGGAGAGATTTGCCGTTATGTTGCGGATTGCGCTACCAATTGGCGTCGTTGAGCCAAATAGTTGCGCCACGATCGATCGGACGAATGCGCCCGTACCAGCCATAGAGGCCGACAGTTGCACCGCCGTCACCCGAACCAGGCCGCCCGAAGGCGTTACCGACCCGGTACGATTTATTAAGAAGTTTCTCTTAGCCGTGCCAGCAGCCGTAATCGAGCCCGAGAGTACCGCAGCGATTCCACGCAGGGCTACACCGGCGGGAGCTATCGAAGCCGCTACGCTCTGGGTGTAGGTTGTGCCGCCACCGTGAATCAGAACATCAGAGATCGCGCCAGCGAGAGTTGACGCACCAGAGAGAAGCGCAGAGATGAAGCGGTTGGCTACACCCGATATCGCTACGCTGCCAACCTGGAGAGCGTTAATGACTCTGGCCGCAATGCCCGAGCCCGTTATCGAGCCCGACTGTATGGCCGTGATCGCTTCGGTCTTGGTGCCGGTTGGCGTGACGCTGCCCGCAAGCTGGTCGTCTACATCTTCCCAGAATACGACGATGAACGCTGCGCTGGCACCCGTGGTAACGCCAGACCACGTGAAGGTCTTTGTCGTTGCACCACTGACCGTGAACTGATGCCCGTGGTAGCCGTTCCCTGTCGTTCCGCCAGTGAGGGCGAGGTCCCGGGTCATTCCAGTGACTGTTACCGGGGCGGTGTCGGCGTTGGTGTTATCCATCGCCGCAGCCACCATGCAGTTCACCGATCGTGCCGCAGTCGGGGTTACCGAGTTACTGACAATGGACGGTGGCGCGGCCGTAGCCTGCTGCTTGACCGAATGGACGTCTACGCAGTTCTTCGAGAGTGGACCGACCGTGCTACGGTATTGGGAGACCGATACGTTACTAGACCCGGAACTGAAGGGCGTCTGCGTTAATGTTTCGCCGTTGGCCTGAGCAATGCGGATAGCGGAGGTGCCGTCCTGGGTGCTGTTTAGGGTATCTACCTGTGCCCATCCGGCGCTCGTATTAACTGGTGGCGGGCTTGAAAGATTGAAGCCAAAGGCAACCATCAGGTCGCCCTTGAGGATGCCGACTGTTAGGGTGCAGGTTGCTCCGCTTCCCTGCGCCTTGTCAATGAGCGATAACGACACACGCCGTTAGTTCCCGTCGTAGCAGGGCACAATGGCGTAGAGCCTACGGCCATTACGACCAAACAGGAACAAGAAGATGAATGAACCGCTGGGGAGCGTGAGCGTGAAAGTAAAGGCGATGCTATCACCGTTGACGACATTGATCGCACTGAATACCAGATGGTCGAGCATCACCGGCACGATCTTGAGCGCATCGGTGTTGGCCGGCGACGTACCAGCAGCAACGCCGTTGGTGACGTTATACCAAGCCGGCACCGTTACGACCGAGGTCGTATTCGATGTGCAGATGCCGTAGATCGCCGGGGACTTCGTGGTGTCCTCGAATACCAACATCGTTTCGCCGTGAACCGATGACGTTGACGCCGTGTATGGTGTACCAGTTACGGTGCCCGAGGTTCCACTGCCAGCCGTCCATGGCGTTCCAGTGGTGGCCGAGAGCGTGCCCAGGTTGAATAGACCGAACTCCGTCACCGCTTCTGTGCCTGTATAGGCCAGCGTGCAGGTGACGACTACTGTTGCGGCGTTGGCGGCGGTGGGGGAGGTGATCGTGCCCGATACCGGGGTCACCGAGTCCGCCGTCTGCAACCCCATGTCGGTTGAAGCACCAGCCGTGGTGCCCGTACCCGTAGCGCAGAACTTCTCTTGGTTGAGTACGCTAAACGGTACACCAGTCGCAACCGGCCAGCCCAACGAGTCAAGCGCAAGCGCCGTGACGCCGACATTCGAGATCGTGCCGAACCCGAGATCGCGTGATGCAATCTTCCGATGGTGACGATCGAGGACCGTCATCTTAACGTGCCCGACCGGACGCACACCGCCGAAGCGATGACCCGGATGGGGGGCACTAGAGCAAGCCGTTAGCCCAATCAGTAGGCCGAGAAGAAGTTTACGCACTAAAGAGTCCTTTCAGCCAACCGAGAAATCGAACAGCGGGGTGAACTTTCGTCGCCTTGCCATCATGGATGACGACCGCATCGAGCGAACCAGAGGGAGCCGTTTCGCCTTGCGCTCCATTAGCCATTAAGCCGCCCTCTCATAAGCAACATCCTCGTCTGCCGGGACAAGGCTGCAAGCACAGTTGGGATGTAGCGGCGGTTCGTCTACGTCATCGAGGCGAAAGATTTGACCCTCTAGGGGCTCGCACTCATCACACGCCGTCCCGCTCGTAACCCATTCAACCTTCTCGATGCCCGCAGTATCGTAGAGCGACATCGCGCCCATCGTCTGCGCCCGAGATAACTCCGTCCGAGCCACCATCTTTGACCAGGCATCGGTTGGCACTCGCTTATCCACGCCGTCCGGTGTCTGGATGTGATATCCCTCGGCAAACGTGTCCTGAATGACGCCAGCGAGTTCTTTGGGCGTCTGCCCCTCGGCCACCGCTGTGTCTACGACATCGAAGATTGCCTGCTGTTCCCGTTGGTTCACCATGAAGGCGAACTGTTCGGCCTGTTTACGTATCGCGTCAAGCGTTGTGCTTGGGACGTTGCCGAACTCGAAATCTATCTGCGCTCCGCTCGCCTCAACCAGATCACCAGCCGAAACGTATCCCGACTCCACCATCAGCGAGAGCTCGTCGTAGAGCGCCTGGCTCCAGACGTCGCCGGTCATCTCATTAACGACTTGCTTTAGCGTTGCCGCCTCAGATGCAGTCAGCGCGGCGCTGGCCTTGAGGCGAAAGTCCTCGTTCATCTGCTGTGCGGTGTCGAGTAGCCCGCCCTTCTTTGCCAAAGGGCTGCGCTTCCAGAACTCAGCTTCCCATTTAGCACGGGCGGCTTCGAGTTTCTTTGCCAGCGAGGGAACGGCTTGGTCTATCTTGTCCTCATGCTCGAGCGCATGAGCTAATACCAGGCCCGATCTTTTCCCTTTGCGGTCGTTTTCCGACCCCCTTGACCAGACTCGATCGTGGTGTTGCTCGGGTCTTTCTTCATCTCGTCCTGCGTCGTCACCGGCGATTTACCGCCAGCAGGCGCAGCGCCACCACCACTCGCCGCCGCTTCCGCAGCCAGCTTATCGGCTGGGTCCACTGGCTCATCGCCAGCGAGATCGCCTTTGGTCGCCCCGAGGAACAACGGAACATCCATGCCAGGGACATCGGATTTCGGCAATCCAACGAGATCGCGCAGTTCGTTGCCGGTCATCCCGATCTTCGAACCGCTCACCGCTGCCTCGAATCGCTCCAAGTGCAGTTTGTTTCTACGAGCCGGCACGAACCGAAGGTCGTCAATCCCGAACTCTTTTTGCAAAATCTCTAGAGTCAGCGTCTCGTACAAGCATTCCTCAATCGGAAGAACGCACTCTTGCTCGAAAGTCTCGTCGTCCTCACCCTTGCCGGCCTGCCCCATGCTACCAGCGATAGAACGGAGCTTGCCTTCGGGAACCTTGTAGACCGCGAGGATTTCCTCAATGACGATCTGGGTGCCCTTGACGAAATCTAACTCATTCTTGCCCTGCTGCATGAGGGACTTGATATCCCAGTCTCCAGCAATGGCGATATTCTTGTACGCACGACGCGCCCCCACATGATGCAGTGCTAACTTCTTTTGAGCGTCCCGAATCTGATCGTCGGTGACGCTCTTGCCGATGAGTACGTTCCCAAGCTGCGCTCCGTTCTCAAAGAACGAGTTGCGATGCTTGCGGACGTTCATATCCATCGCTGCCGTGAGGTCCAAAGCCTCAAGCGGGCTCGGAGAAGGCATGACCGCATCGCCGCCATCGTCAACCGAGAATGCGATCATCTCGTCGGCTGGTATCTGCTCACCAGCAATCCCATTGACCGCGCTCATCTGCTGTGCCGCTTCGGCAATCGTGCCGGCGACTTCAGGCTTCGATGGTATTAGGGTATAGAAGTCAATCTCGGTCTTGTCTTGGCTGAGATGCGGTACGACGTAGCGAGCATCCATGCGCTCCAGGGCGACGATGGTCTTTTGACCGTCCTGCTGCCCCTTCTTGCGCCGCCAGTATCCCACACCATACGTCTGCATATCGCAGACCGTGGCCTTGATAATCTTGCGGAAGGTGTTGAAACGACCGATGAACGCCACCCGGAAGAACTCGTTGATGTCCTTCAGCCGGGGGTCGTTGTCGTTGAGGTCGTCGGTGTCATCCACTGGCGCAATGTCGTAGCCCTCTTGGGCCACGGAGTTGGCAATGAGGGTGACGCATGAACGAATCCACGGGTGCGACTTGAATAGCCGCCAGTAGAGTTCGTTGTTCCCGATCTGTCGAGCTGAGAGGTCCGCTAGCGTACCGGCCATGATCTGGATGTCTGACGGTCCAACCATTGCCTTGTTTGTGCGGCGACCGCGATAGCGACTACGACTCACGCGGCCTCCCCATCTCAGAACTCGAAGCTAAATACTTTCGGATGACGTCGGGCGAATCTCACGGCACCAGCCAATGCGATCACGCAGTCCTGTCTTAGGTCCTGGTCGTCGCGCTCATAGAACTTGAGTTCATCAAACTCCACCGGAATATCGGGATACTCCAACTCGTGCATATCTAGAGCGGCCTGGAGTTCCGCCAGGGTCTCGTCTTTGGTCTGCTTGGTGAACAGCAGTCCCTCAGCCCCGATGTCTCGGAGTTGATCGAGGATAACGTCACCGACTCCGGTTGAGTCTATGTACGTTCGGCTGGAACTGCCGCCTTCGCTGAAGTCGTCAATGGCCGACACTTTATACTTATTGTGCCGCTGCCGAATCTTGTGGCAAACGTCGTCCCAATCCATACCCTGGAATCGCTCGAACTCGATAGCCGACATCTTGCCTGTCGAGCAGTCCAATGTCCGACCCACCGTCCAGTCCTGCTTGCGAGCCAAGTCCCAGAAGTGGATGTAACGATGCGTCGGATATTCGGAAATCCACGGCCTACCATCCGAGATTTCCCGCTCGTACCCGGGCCACACTTCGCAATGAGCAATCTCGCCGCGATGCGTGGAGTGAATCTTGTTTTGCCGGGTGAGTTCTTCTGACCGCGCTGCCTCTAGGCTGTTGATAGCGAAGAATAGACCGTCCGGGTCTACGATCTCACCGTACAGTCTCTGCCGGATGCCCCGTTCGCTCAGACCCTCTTTGAGTTCTTCGATCTCATCCTGGGGAGCGTAAATGTTTTGGGTGGTCGGCCCCGACTGTGCGTAAACCTTGAAGCCCGGGTCTTTCGCCATTCGATCTCTGGCAGACAGGAACATCATGCCGAAATCGTTGCGACCGTCCGGGGTGCTGACGTAGTTGATGCGTCCACGATGGTCCAGGATACGCAACTGAAGCAGGTCTCTGACCTGCATGAACTTGCGCTCTAGAGCAGCCTCGTCATAGCTTATCCGGTCCCAGTTGCCGCCTTCTAGGTTCTTGGCGTCCCGATCGGTAGACCGGGCCTGGAAGATCGCACCGTTGACGAACTCAATAGAGGCGAACGGGGATTCCCGAATATTCTTAACCATCGGTGCCAGGTGCGGCTTACTGAGCATCTGCCGCATCTTGCGCCATACCAGCTTCGCCTGATCTTCTCTGGGGGCGATGTTGATGGTCGTATAAGGCTCATTTCGCTCACGGTATCGCTTGACCATCTCGGCATCCCACCCATCGAAGGTGAGGCAGTCCGCGATGTGCAGCGCAGCCGTGATCTCCGTCTTACCCCATCGGTTGCCGGTGACCAGCATATTCTCGCGCCTGGTCGCGCCCCGTATCCATTCGAGTTGGCCGGGGTGCGGTTCGATGCCCACGATGTTGCGGACCAGCCACACGCGATCACCGCGATGCTTACGAACCAACTCGGCCAGCTTCTCAAAAGCTAGCCGACTCACGAATCCTTCGTTCCGTCCTTAGCAATCAGCGCCTCAACCACAGCGTCTAGGCCGACGTCGAGCTTCATCGCGGCGTCCAGTCCCAATAGTTTCGATCTCATCTCCAACGCCTTAGCAGCTGCACCCAGGCTCCCGGTGCCCTGTTTGTCGTACCGCGCTCGAGCCTCTTTGATGAGGTCGTCTATGCGAGCCAACTGCTCGGCCTGGTCGGCTTCCCGTACCGCAGCTCGTTCCTCTGCCCGCAAATCCCGTTCCGCAAGGATGTCCTCAGTGATCGTTTTGCGATGCCCAATGTTCAAGGCTTTCTGGATTTCACGGAACGTCTGGCCCTGAATGTGAAGCTCAAACACCCTTGCCTGGCGCTCTAACTCCTCGGGTGTGCGCGGGCGTACACGGGTGGGTGCGCGTTGGTTCGGCATTCTGGGTTTCGCTTAGACCCCGCCGGCTGCGTCGAACTTGGCGTATGCTCCGGGGCTGTCGTCAACCTCGGGCTCCGGTTCGGGGGCGGGCTTGGCGTCTGGCTGCGCTTCGGCCTTGGGTGCCGGCACCAGCTGAATAGAGGCACGGTACTCGATGCCGAGAGCGTTGGCGAATGCTTGGCCGGCGGCAACGACGTTCCCGAGTTGCGCATAGTTGTCAGCGACAACCCGCAATAGGTCGCCCGACTTTACCTCCACCTTGGCCGATACTGCGCCGTCTTTGTTTGCAAACTCAAGTCTCATGCTGTCTCCACGTTTAGAAGCACGCCCGTTGAAGGCGGCTTGGCCTTTAGTTGTGCTTCGTCTAGGTCGCCGTATTTGCGAGTGGTGTCCACCCGCTGTAAATCTCCACCAACAACCCTTAGCTCGTTCTCACCTGGAAGATAGGCTGTGCCATCCTCGTCTATGTGAGCGATCGGGCATCCGGTATGCGTCCAGACCCTATAGCCTGCATCCCTTGCCTTCTTGCAGAACGCTACGTCCTCGCCTAACTCCCCGGTGCCGTCTATGTTGAATGGGGTTTCCCCGAGGGAGGTTAGGACTTCAACCCTGTGCATGACGAAATGGAAGCCGCACTTCGCAACCTCTACAATATCGCCATCTTCACACTCTGCTGTGCCTGGTCTAGGCCATGTGCCATCTTCCCGGTATGCTTTGGGGCCTTGCCTGGGTGATCTACCCGAGAACCATCCGGCTAGTATGTCTACTCCGGGGTTCTGTAGGGCCTTGAGCATCCTGGTAAAGGTGCCGGTCTGCCAATACGCATCGTCATCGAACCAAAGCACGAACCATCCCAGCTTGGGGATGAATGGAGCCGTGGGCGGGAATAGCGTTGCGCTCTTGGCGAGCTCGTTGCGAGCCTGGATGACTCCCTTGCGCGCTTGGTAGAAAAGCATTGTGGGGACGCCATCGGTGGAGGCCATGCTTACCATAGTCTCGACTGTAGGTCTACCCGTTCTACAAGGCATTAGAGCCATGACCGCAGCTGAGTTGATCTCGGGCTTGCTTCGCATCGGCTTGATCACTGGCTCTGATCGCTGCGCTTCCGCATCTTTGGGAAGGCAGCATCTTTTATATTTTCGGCCTGAAAGGCAGTGACAGAGAGCGTTTCGGCTTAGGGCCGTCACTTATGGCAACTCATTGAAACCTTAGTTCCGAAGCCCATATCGTGACATGGACCCATGCTGGTAATCAGCCAGTCCTCAACGCCGCATCCTGCGAAGAACGCGAATATAATCAGCACCAGCGTTACAACGCCCGTCACCCGAGAAGCCCGACCGATCTCAGCAGCCGGCTGAAGAACGTGGACTTGCGGTCGCATACATCGCAGGGCGTTTTATCGCAGGGGCTCTGGCGGATGTAATCGGCGGGTGGCTCCGCGATTGCCGAGGCCAACTCGTCAATCAGGCTTTCTGCGTCTTGCTTAATCCAGCGCCGTGCGGTCGAGGGCGCGATTCCTACGCGCTCACCGATCTCCCGGAAGTTGTAGCCTGCCGCATAGAGCGTATTGGCCTTACGAAGCCTGGCCTTGGTTTTCACCTGAGTCAGAAGTCTCGCTCCTCCACCGGGTGCCCGCAGTATAGGCATTTCTCCCGAACGTCGTCTGTCC